CATAGACGAGAACGAATGTATTTTCATAAACAACAAAGTGATATAAATATATTAAGAGGTCAAGTCGAAGAACTCACAACAATAAGAGTAGAAATGCTTGAGATTAAAACTCTTCTTACAGAATTTTTAAACAAATAGGAGTCATAAACCATGAGTGCCAATGTCGCATTAACAGATACCTTTGACCAATGGAGAGTCAAGACAAATGAAGTTGTGGTCATGACACAAGCTGATGGAATGAGTAATTTCATCAAAGTGCTAGATACTACAAATTCAACAAGTAATACTACTGGCTCGATTATCACCGCAGGAGGCTTGGGTATCACCAAATCGGCAGTGATAGGAGAAAATTTAAGAATACACGGGAATCTTATAACAGATGGAGATACTACAATAAGTGGTAATCTTATTTTTGGTGATGCAACCACAGACCAAGTAACATTCACCGCAGATATTAATTCCAGTTTAATTCCAAATGCCAATCTTACTTTTAATATTGGTAATACTACAATGCAATGGGCAAATGCTTGGGTAGGTCATGCAGGTATAACACAAAAGACCGATTCAGGAAAACCCGCGATTTCAGTTACTTCACAAGATGTAGATCAACTTGCAGTAAGTATTACTGCTAGTCAAACTACCGCAGATGTTCTTGATATTGCAGCCGATTCAGTAACCACCGGTAAAGTTATTGATATTACTTCTGATGCACTCACTACTGGTTCAGCACTCTATATTGATTCAGACTCTGCTGCTACTGATACTAGAAGTATTGCAGAAATTATTCAAAATCATGCATCAGCAACAGGATCAACAGCACTTACAGTACGAGCAGATGCAGGAAGAGGTTTATTTGTTGATGCTGATCTCGCCGCTGGTGGATATGCACTTGAAATTGATTCAGAACAAACTACAACTAATACTGCTAAGATAGCTTCTGTCGGAACTTCTGGAACAATGTTGGAGATATCCCATGTTGGTACTTTAACAGGAAAAGTTATTGATCTTACCGCCGACTCTGCAACTACTGGAACTGGTTTTTTCATGTCAATGGACGGATTGACTTCTGGTAAAGCAATTGATGTTACAACTTCTGGAGTACTTACTGGAAAGGTCATTGATATTACTGCAGATGCCGCTACTACTGGTACTGGTATTAATATGTCAATGGATGGATTAACTACTGGTTCAGCTATAGTTGTTGATAGTGATTCTTCAAGCACAGGCACAAGAAATATTGCAAGTATAACACAGAATCATGCATCAGCAGTAGGCTCAACAACTCTCGCATTGGTAGCAGACGCAGGAAGAGGATTATTCATTGATACGAATCTTGCAGCTGGTGGTTATTCTTTAGAAATTGATGCAGAACAAACTACTTCAAATACAGCGAAAATAGCAGCTGTCAGTACTAGCGGAACAACATTAGAAGTATCTTCTGTTGGTGTTTTAACAGGAAAGGTCATTGATATTACGGCGGATGCTGCCACTACTGGTAAAGGTATCAATATGTCAATGGACGGATTAACTACTGGTTCTGCTCTTTATATTGATTCGGATTCATCTTCTACATCAACGAGAAGTGTTGCATGGATAGGTCAAAATCATGCATCAGCAGTAGGCGCGACCACAATGCACCTTATGGCCGATGCCGGTAGAGGATTATTCATTGATACGAATCTTGCGGCCGGTGGATACTCACTTGAAATTGATGCAGAACAAAATACTACAAATACAGCAAAAATTGCAGCCGTTAGTACTAGTGGAACAACATTAGAAATATCCTCTGTTGGTGTATTAACAGGAAAAGTTATTGATATCACCGCAGATGCCGCTACTACTGGTATTGGTATTAATATGTCAATGGACGGATTAACTACTGGTTCAGCTTTGGCTATCGATTCAAATTCTGCTGATACTGGAACAAGAAGTTTAGTAACAATCCATAATAATCACGCATCAGCAACCGCCGCCGTTCCACTTGTAGTAACACAAGATTCTACGAATTGTGTAGCGAAATTTAGCGGAACATCAACAATAGTTGTTCCAGTTGGAACATCTTCCAATAGAGGCCCCTCAGTACAAGGTGGAATAAGATTTAATACTACAACAAGTGGTTTTGAAGGATATAGTGGATCAACATGGGCAGGTCTTGGAGGACTTATTGATGTTGACCAAGATACAAAAATTCTTGCGGAAACATCAGCAGGAGCAGATAATGATGATTTAGATTTCTATACTGCTGGCACAAAACGTATGTCAATAGATCAAGCTGGTGTATTAACACTTGGTGTGGATGACACAGGATATGATGTTCAATTTTTTGGTGCTACAGCTGGAAAAAGTCTTTTATGGGATGAATCAGCTGATGAATTAGTAGTAACAGGAAAAATAACTAGTAAGAAGGGTCACGCATATCATAACGCTACACATGCAGCAATCGCGTTTGGAATGTAAGCTGTATAAATAGTTAAAAATAATAAAAGCATAAATAGTATTGAATAACAAGATAGAGGAGAATATAAATGGCAATTCCATCAGGATCTGGAACAGAAGTCCTTAAAATGGACCCATATACAGTAACGGGTACAGGAGATACAGTAATACTCAATGGGGCCGCAAATCATATTTATACGATTATAAGTATTACTGTTTGTGAAACTGCTGGCGCAGCAGAAACTTTCGATTTGTTTGTAGACTCTGATGGGGGCGGAACAGATTATGAAATTCTATCAGATCAAGCAATAGGATCACACAAAACTTTTATTTTTAATGACCGCCTGGTGTTGAGTGGTCTGGATGAACTTAATTTTAAATTAGCTTCTGCGGGGGATGTCGATATTCTCGTAAGTTACATTGATCAGGACTGGAGTTAATAAATGGGAAGAACTAGCGGTATAATAGGAACAGAAAGTGGATCAGGACAAGTCGATGCCTCTACATCTGCGGTAATATTTAAAGCTGCTATAAATAACGCCTCATTACCTTCAATAAGTACATCAAGTGTACCTGTTGGAAGAACTTGGATAGCACAAGGCGTTTGTAAATTGGTAGAAGCTCTAGAAACTACAGGCTCAGCATCAGTTGCAGGAACCTCAATTGGTTCTGCTACTGCAATATCCAGGTTTGCAGCAGAAGGTGGTGCAGATAGTGGTACTGATGGTGCAGCAGATAGTGGTGGTACTGGAGGAAGTTTTTGGCAATGTGGATGGATACCTTATATATGTGCTAGATATTGTTCACATTATTGTGCAAGATATTGTGCACACTATTGTGCTAGATACTGTGGTATAGGTGGATATGGATACGGGTTTGGATATGGATACGGATTTGGATATGGATACGGTTATGGATCAGCAAGGGGATTTTCTGCTACTTGTACGGCTATAGGAGTACACGGCTCCGCGTCTTGGACAGAGATAGTACCTGCTGGATTTACTGTCGTTTCTTGGTTGTACTATGAAGAAGAAACATGCTAACAGTTAAAATGAGGAAAAAATGACAGGAACAGTAGACCACCGCGAAGGTGTAGTATTTAAGGCCTCTATAAATAGTGCAACATTACCTACAATTGCATCTACTACTACGGTCCCGAATGGAAAAACTTGGTTGGCACATGGTGTTTGTAAATTATTAGAAGCTAGAGCAACAGCAACCGGAGGAACAACCGCAACCGCGATTGGATCAGCCGCTACTCATGGCCGATTTGCAACAGACGGTGGTGCAGATAGTGGTACTGATGGTGCAGCAGATAGTGGAACTACAGGAGGAAGCCTTTGGAATTGCGGGTGGATTCCCCATATATGTGCAAGATATTGTGCTCATTACTGTGCAAGATACTGTGCCCATTACTGTGCAAGATATTGTGGTATAGGTGGTTATGGATACGGTTTTGGTTACGGATATGGTTTCGGTTATGGATACGGTTATGGATCTGCAAGAGGTTATTCGGCTACTTGTACAGCTATAGGAGTACATGGGTCCACTTCTTGGACTCAAGTAATACCTACTGGATTTACGGTTACTTCATGGTTATATTATGAAGAAGAATCTAACAGTTAATAATAAAATTAAGGGAAAATAAAATGGCAGAGGACACACAATCAGATGGCAAAAATTTCATGTCTGATATCAGATATAAAATTATGCTTCGCGCCCAAGCTGAGTTAGAAATGACACAATCCATAGTGGATTCAGATAATCCCTGGGAATGTACTGCAGCAGAATTAACCGCTTGGAAGGCTTATCGAAAATCTTGGACTGCAATTGCTAAATCTGATTTAGCAGATGTACACATCGTTATGCAAAATGACATGATGTTAGGTGGTATAGACATACCGGAACTTCCAGATGGATGGGATTTTATTGTACGATCAGATGATGATCTCCCGCCCGTATTAACTAGAAAAAATGTAGACGGCTATCTTCCGGAATCAGAAGATCAAGCTTCAGTAACTCAAGATCAATCCGGCGTATCTGGCTAAGATTATAACATATAAGAGGAGAATTTAAAATGGCCGAACCAGCTTTAGTTGAATGGAAAATAGATAAAGGGTATGTTTTACATATGCTATTACATATAGCAAGGAATGAAATGAAAAATAGTAGAGCTTTCATTGCAGATGATAATCCCTGGGGATGTACAGAGGAAGAACGTACTGCGTGGACTACATATCGAAAAGCGTGGTTAGCTATTGCTAATGGGTCGAAAAAGTATATCAATTTTACCGGTACTGGTGAAGATATAGTAGGAGTAACTAGGCCCCCTATGCCTACAGGATGGGTCTGCATAATGAGACAAATAGGTGAAGTTCCCCCTTTAACATGTAGAATTTCGGATTTTGATATTTTTGATCCTACTCTTCCTGCAGATCCAACAGGATTTAGAGAAAAGAAAACGCAACCGAACACTGCTCCTGATGGAACAGCACATAATATTTCCAATGAATTTATGAGAGAATCTGAATAATCTTTATTTAAATTATGAAAAATATTTTATATTATTACCACGATTCGTGTGGTATAGGTGATTTCTATCTATTGTTCCCCTTATTTGATGCATTAAGAAGTAAATATAAAGATGATAATATCACGTTATTATCAACCAATTCAATAAAGAGTATTGCATATAATAAAAAGTGGTTTGATAATTATATAAACATCTTTGAATCTGAATATCCCATAAATCGTTTTGATAGAGTTTATAACTGGGATGTTCAAAAACACGGCATTACTTTATTCTATCCCCCCAAAAAACATTTCTGGGAAATTGTTTCTGATAATTTAGATCTTACATTAGATAAAGATAACTTTCCTGATATCTTCCATTTAAATATAACTGATGAAGAAAAACATCAAGTAGATGAATTTTTAAATAATGATATCTACTTCTCTTCTGGAAGTTTCCAACCAGCCAAAGGCCCCAATATAGTTTTACATACAGGACATTCTTATAAGTTTCCTTATGGGAAAACTCCTAATTATGAGTGGTGGAATGAGTTAACAACAAAATTACCTAATGCAAATTTTATTCAGGTCGGAACAAAAGAAGAACCACCTCAAGACAAACCTTCAAGAATAGTTCCAGATTTTCATGTTCAAGCTAAAAATTGTTTTGACTTAAGAGACATGATTAATATTAGACAAGTTGCATATTTGCTTGAATGTACAGACACATTTGTTGCTATCGATTCAATTGTTGCTCACGTATCATTACATTCAAATAAAACAGGTATTGTGTTGTGGGGTAGTTCTAATCCTAAAACACATGGACATGAACACAATATAAATTTAGAAGCAATACGGCATTGTGGTCAACCGCCTTGTATTGATAAAGGAAGTTTCTATGTTCCAGATGATCTAAATCAAAGATGTTGTCTCATGCCAGAAAATGCCAGAAAAGATGTTTGGCCTCTTGTAGATGAAGTAGTATACGAAATAAATTCAATATTATGAAAAACTTATATGTCGTAATGGGAGGATTGGGGAAGGCCTTACTTTGGACTTCTTTAATTCCTAGTCTTTGTAAGAAAGATGGAATTGACAAAATCTCTGTAATGTCGCCATGGCCTTTCCTTTTTGAAAAACACAATCTAATAGAGAATCATGAACCTCTTTTAGATTTTAGATATTTCCCCCAATTAGAAATATATGATAAAATCATATATCATGAACCTTATCTATCAGATTATTTAAAAGAAAGAGATCAACACATGCTTGATAATTGGGCAGATGCTTATGGTATAGAAAGAGTACCACCACGCCCAAGATTAGATCCACCAGTCGGTGTATTTTCCGGATTACGGATAACAGGAAACGAAAGTTTTGAATTAAGTGAAAAATTAAAAAATTCTTATTATATAATACAATTTACTGGTGGAATGGGGAGACAAGGTGAAAACCAGCTTTGTCCAAGAGATTATAGACCAGATTTAGTAGAAAGATTAAATAATAAAATAAAAAATGAATTTAATTTAGATTGTGTTTGTTTTAGATATGAACATGAACCTAGACCATCAGGTACTATAACATTTAGATCTAAAATTGAATCAGGGGTATTAGCAATCTTACCCTTAGTAGTAAAAGCAAAATTTGTGATATGTATAGATTCCGCTCTAATGCACTTTGCCGCCTGTGTAAAAGATAAACCCACAGTTGTTCTTTGGAATACAAATCAAACCACACCTAATAGAATTGGTTATAGATTTCAAAAAAATATTCTCTGTGATACTGAGCTGTGTATTGATACTCCGGCCAATGAGGTGTTTGATAAGATATTAGAAATTATGAAATGAAAAATTTATTTGTTGTTGTTGGTGGACTAGGGAAAAATATAATATGGACATCACTTATAGAACAATTAAATGTCAAATGTGGGGGAAATATTTCTGTGATGACTCCCTGGCCTTTTGTATTTTATAATAATAAAAATATAGATCACATAGAACCTTTAAGAGATTTTCCATTTAATGAACAATTAACAATATATGATGATATAATTTATCATGAACCATATTTTTCTGACTTCTTGAAATATAAAGATAAACATGTATTAGAAAGTTGGGCTCAAGCTTATGGAATCGAAAATGTTATAAATAAACCTTACTTGAATCATAATTTGGATATCGGCCAGGCGCATAAATATCTAAGTAGTGAGTTATTAAATGATTATTGTATTGTACAGTTTTCAGGAGCCCCCAATTATTATGATGCAAATTTTGGTGATAACAAAAACAATATAGGTAAACGAGATTATCGACCAGATTTGGCTGAAAAATTAGTTCATAAAATTAAAAATAATTTGAAATTGGATGTTATATGTTTACGGCGTGATGATCAATATAAACCTTCTGCAGCAATAACATATACATCAAAAGATGAAGAAGGGGTGTTAGATATAATACCTTTGATAGCTGGGGCTAAATTTATAATATGTATAGATTCCGCATTGATGCATTTAGCGGCTACTACTAACAACAACAAAGTTATTGTATTGTGGAATGAAACTCAACAAAATCACAAAAGGATAGGGTACGATTTTCAAATAAATTTATCATGTAGTAATGATATGTGTAATGATATTTCGCCCGATATAATTTTTGATACAATGGAAAACGTATGATTACAATACATGATCTTTCTGAAATATTTAAAACTTCTTATACAGAAGAAGATCTTTATATTGAATATTTTGATAATGATAATTGGATTGTTGAAGTAGAAAATTATTATGAAAATATAGTTGATGTTCTTACATACGTAGAATCTTGTAATTATACTGATCATAAAAGTATAATTCAAATGCAAAATATAATAAGAGCGTTTGCTCCTATTGCTAATATTGATGATTGTATGTTAGAGTATATTTCTACTCAAGTAGGTAGGAAGATTGTAAGGGAAACGGCAATGCCTTTTCCGCCTACCACTAATAACTTAGATTCTTTAGGAATATTTACTATAATAACTCCTGAAATATTCGAAAAAGCTGAACAAGAAACTAATAATTGTGTTCCCCCACATCGCGACGATTTTGTAAACGGCCAAATTTATTTGTCTGGCGGATGTGGAACATCATTTTATCAATATAACGGAGAGGAGTTACCAAACTTAACTAGTGTTCCTAGTGGAAAACCTGAAACCTCTCAAGATTATGAAAATTATTTAGATAAATATTATACTGAAGTATATCATACAGATGGGGAGCCCAATACTTTTATTATGTTCAATGGACAGTTTCATCATGCAGTAGATTATAAGAGACAAAAGGAAAGAGAAAATTATCGTATTATTCAAAATATATATTTTGCTGATGTAACTACACAGTTTACTCAAGAACTAATTCACATGGTCGATGACAACGATCTTAGATGGAATCATATAATCTTATACGAATTTTTAAATAACAATATCGTTTGGCGTACAGATGATCCTAAAATACAACAAGAAAAAGATAATTGGTTAAAAGGCGCCCCTACTATTTTACCTATTGAAACATATATGAATTATATTCAAGGAGAATAATGGATTTTACAAAAAGATTTTCGATTGCACATCCTGAAAAAGATATGGAAAATTGTCCAAATCATTATTATCTAATTTTTAAGAATACTCCAAAATCTATTTTGGATGAAATAGAAGATATATACTTTGGCAAAAACTTTTATTATACGTATAGGAGACAACGTAAGTTTCTTGGTAATGCTATGGGACAGGAAGCAACTGATGAACACATAGATAATCTTCTCCGTATACAAGAGGAATTTGGAGTTGAAGTTTCTCTTACAATAAATCAAACAGTTTGGCCGGATGAATTAATTTTAGACCAAGCATTACAAGATGAGTTTGTAGAATGGATTGGGGGATATTATGATAAAGGATTAAGAAGTTGTACTATCTCTTCCAAACATTTGATGAGGACAATGAAATTACAAAATCGATGTCCTAAGATGAAGTGGAAGAATACTGTAAATCATATAATATCTGATGGACAACAAGTAGCCGATACAATAGGAATTGGATATAACACAATACTTCTTGATCGTTCATTAAATAGAAACATCAAAGAGTTACGGCGCATAAATAAATTAGTACAAAGACAACCAAGACCAATAAAAACTTCACTTCTCGTATCAGAAGGGTGTTTATATAGATGTCCTTTTAAATTAGAACATGACATGGCATCAACAGTTATAGGTGCAAACTATTGGGGTGGTGATAATGCTCTTTCATCTCTTTCATGTAATAATTGGAAATCTGATGAAATGGATAAATTACCAAGAAATGGTATTGACATGGTTACTACTGATAAAGAAATGTTGGATCAGTATTTGGATAAGAAAGTGGGTGGAGTAGATATATTAAAAACTTCTGGTAGATTTGATGGTCGGCTATACAATACCTATTCAGAGGAGGATATTAAAAATCAGAATGTAAAATTGATGAGACAGTTTGGTACTTTAACCTCATCATCATTTAGTGATGTTTATGAAACTAATGCTGTTCCTTTTGATCAATGGTTAGTGCTTGTACCAACAAGTGAAGAAGCAAACTTAACAGTTGACAGATATCAAAAATTTCATGATATGCATTTACAGGATGAGATTTGGTTATCTGAAAAGGGTAAAAGATTGAATAGAATACTTTTAAATTGTAAATCACAATGTTATGATTGTCATGAATGTGAAAGAACATTTGGTGTTCCAGATTATGACAGTTCAATAAATGAAATTGATGCAGAAGAAAGATTTAACAGAGTAACTTAGGCAAAAAATGAAACAATATTTTTACGAAAATATGGAAGCTGTACCAATAGATTTGTGTAAACAAATAATAAAAGATTGCGAGACTTTAGAATGGATGCCAGCTCTACTGAATAGTCAAACATATCATGACAAAAGAAATTGTTTTATTAATGATACTGCAATGAATGGAGAAAGCGTCGAGAGATCTCAGGCTGCGACACCTGCATTGCAATCTTTAAAAGTTATTATGAACACATATTTGAAATCGGTCAATAAAAGTATATATAAAGGCGTTGATACTCCTGACGATTTTGCTGATATACAAGTTATAAAATACGCTCCATCTGAAGCCCCTGCTGGTACATTGCCACATTTTGATTGGCATACTGATGATGTGTGGACACAACCAACTCTAAATCTTATAAGAAAACTTACTCAAGTTGTTGTAATTAGTGACGGAGATAAAGATTTTGAGGGTGGTAAGGTAGAATTTGATCCTCTACATGGCGAACTTGATTATGATGGTCGTAAACAGGGATCAATGATAATGTTTCCGTCTTTTTTAAAACACCGTGTACTTGATGTAACAAGCGGAATTAGATATGCAGTTAATGGATGGTCATACGGCCCCTCTTGGAGATAATTTGTGAATATATTAGGAATAGCGGGAGCTATTGGGTGGGATGGTAATTGGAGCATGATTAATGATGTGGATTATTGGGTTCATGGATCAGGCGCTACGTTATTTGTTGATGGTGAATTAAAGAATGCTTTATCTGAAGAACGACTGACAAGAATTAAATATGATGGGCGTTATCCTGAAAATGCTATAGAAAAAATTCTGACAGAGAATAATTTAACAAATGAGGATGTTGATGTGGTAGCATACGTTGCGGGGGCGGTATTATTGTGTTATTCATTGAAGTTGCGTGGATATTTAACAACAACTTTAAAAAACTTATTTCCCAATGCACGTATAATAACTGTTGATCATCATATAGCCCACGCCGCAGCTTCTTTCTTAACATCAGGATTTGAAGAAGCTAATGTTTTTACATTTGATGGAGCCGGTGATTTTCATCCAGACCAACAATGGGATGCTCCTAAGTTAAATAATACTTCTTTCTATAATGCTTCACGTAAAGATAAATCACTTACTAATATTAACAATACTTACATAAACGAAGAGGGAACAAATTCATTTGGAGGAGTCTATTCAGAATACTCTATAATGATATATGAGATGAAAGTAAATGGGGTAATTCCATCTGAAGAGGATGTAGATCAAGTTACCGAAAATTATACCCAAATTATGAAGAAAGTACTGAACCTTCATTCGTTCTCCGATTTTGTTGATATAACTAATTATAAAAGTAATATTGAAGATGATATATATGACAATCCAAAATTACGAGAAACCTATCCAGGTAAAATTATGGGGTTGTCGGCATACGGTAATCATGAAAATATAGATGCTCCAGATATCTATGAGTTGATTTTTGAAGATGATTTTCCTGTTATTAAGGTTGATAAGGAAACTAAACTACACATAATACAAAATAGTAAAGATTATTTACCAGAAGATTTGGCAGATTGGCTACAATATAATTTTGAAAAATATTTGTTATTATATCTTAAAAATATTCCTGAAGAAATTAAAACTAAAAAATTATGTCTTGGTGGAGGATGTGCATTAAATATATTAGCCAATTCTAAAATTATTTCTGAAGGTATATATGAAGATGTTCATGTGAATACTGCTCCTAATGATGACGGCCTAAGTTTTGGGGCAGCTGCATGGGCCGCTACACGGATGGAAGAAGATTTAGTATTACCATTGAATCAAGGATGTTTAGGTGGTTCATATAGTGATGAATATATAAAAACTTGTTTAGAAAATTATAAGGAATAAAATGGAATTTTACGATAATGAATCAATGTTCGAATTAGGTTCAAAAATGAAAGTTCGCGTTGAAATGATTGGTGGGGATGATCCTCATGGTGGGGGTTTTCGTGGGGGGAAATATCCAGTTGTTATTATAGATGATGTATATAAAGACCCAGACAGAATATCCGATTTCGTAAATACATTACCTGTACCACTTGCAAACTGTAATTATGAAAAATATTATGGTAATAGAATAACGATTGATAATTTTATAGGAAACGAGAATTTTTTAAATACATTAGCTATGTTATTATTACATAAATTAGAAATGACGGATATGATAACATACGACACAGCAACTAATAATAATCAGTTTTGTGTAAATATTATTCACAATGATAAAGAACATGGCGTGACGGGGACTCAAAGAAAAGAATCTTATATTCCACATTCAGATCCTTCCCTCATTACTTCTATACTTTATTTAAATAAAGATGATGAATTAGAAACTAATGGTACAGGCATATACAGACACATAAAATCTGATTTAGTTGGTTATCCTCAAGATGATTTACAGTCGGATTGGATAACTGATTGTGAGAAAAAAGGTGGAGCACCCATTGATAACTCAACAATGCGGATGAAAAAAGAAGTACTAGAAAACGCGCCTGTTGAATTAAAGTATGATGAATGTATTTTCGCGAATAATGATGAGTGGGAATTGTTGTGGGAGTCTACTGGCAAATATAATCAAATGGTATCTTATATGGGCGGAATGTTTCATTCAGCATTGTTTGATATTAAAGAATTAATAGATATAAAGAGACTTTCTCAAGTTATATTTTGGAATTTTGAACCAGCACAGATGCAACCTATGCATGACAATCGGCCTGTCATTTCTCCACGAAATGTCATGGGAGAAACATTACCTCAAGTGAACTGATAATGAATTACACATATTACGAAGATTTTAATAAATTGTGTCAACTTATTGTTGAAGATTTATTGGAAAACAAAATAATCGGATGGTTTCAAGGCAAAAGTGAATTTGGTCCAAGAGCTTTGGGAAATAGATCTATATTAGCTAATCCAATTATTAAAGACAATAAAGACTATATTAATGAAAGAGTGAAACATAGGGAGGGGTGGAGGCCTTATGCACCAATCATGTTAGAAGAATATATACACGATTGGTTTGATATTCCAAAAAATTCTTCACCATATATGTTGTTTAATGCTCAAATTTTGTCAGAGAAAGAAGGTCAAGTACCGGCAGTAATCCATGTAGACGGTTCGGCTAGAATACAAACTGTAACTGAAGAATTAAACAAACCGATTTTTCAGTTATTGACCGAGTGGAACAAAAAAACTAATGTTCCTATATTATTAAATACATCATTTAATGTTGATGGTGAACCTATAGTAGAGTCTCCTGAAGACGCAATAAAAACTTTTATGGGTACAAATATAGATGTTTTAGTTATAGGAAATTATAGAGTTACAAAATAGCTACAGATTTCCTTTTCATATAAATAGTATAGAAACAACTATATCAACACTATACTATTTTAAAAGGAGAAGATTGTGGCATTGACCCTCCAAAAACAAACTGTTAACATTGCATTAGATCAAGGTTGCACGTTTGAAAAAGTAATCTACGCACAAAATTCTGTTAGCCAGAATGTCACTATTTCTACAGGCACTTGTGCCGCAAAGATGCGTCAATCTTACTATTCATCAAATAATGTTACTACTATAACTACCGCCGTTGCAGGATCAAATGTAACAATCTCATTGACTGCGACACAGACTGCAGCTCTTTCCCCTGGAAATTATGTTTACGATGTTGAATATACACAATCGGGTGGTACAATAGTAGAAAGATTGGCCGAAGGAATTATAACGATATCTGCAGAGGCAACGAAATGACACAACCAACTACTAGAACAACTTTTAAAGATTATTGTAAACGGAAACTTGGATGGCCAGTAGTAGAATTGAATATTGATGATGACCAAGTAGAAGATTGTATCGATGATTCTCTCCAATTTTACCAAGAATATCATTTTGATGCAACCGAAAATACATTTCTAAAACATCAAATATCAGGCTCTACTCTCAAACTAGCGGGAGCTCCAACTGGAACTTTTTCAAATGGTGAAATAATTACTGGTGGAACAAGTGGTGTTCAAGCAACAGTACACGCATATCATAGTGCTAATACTACTTTAAGATATAAAGGCCCAGAAGTTAAATCGGGAGGGGATGGTAATACGTTTTATGCAAATACTACTACAACATTCTCTACTGGCGAAACTATTACAGGTAATACAAGTTCAGCAACCGCAACAACTCATGCATCTACTGCAACCGCAATAGGTGACTTTGATAACAAATACATATCGATAGCCGAAGCAATTATTGGAGTTCGAAGAATTATTCCTTTTTCTGATAATTCTAGAACTAATTCCATGTTTTCCTCTAAATATCAATTTGCACTATCTGAAATGCATTCATTGGGAAGCGGTGGTTTAGCAAGTTTTGAAATTGCACAAGAATATTTAGCGTTGATTAATGAAATGTTTACAGGTCAGCCATCATTTAGATATAATCGACATGCAGACAAACTATATCTTGATATTTCATGGGGATCAGATGCCGACATAGATGATTTTATTGTTGTTGAAGTAGATAAAATTCTTGATCCGGCCACGTATACCGATATTTGGGGTGATATGTTTCTCAAAAGATATAATACCGCATTGATGAAAAAACAATGGGGTCAAAATCTTACAAAGTTTGAGGGAATGCAATTGCCGGGTGGAGTAACAATGAATGGAAGACAACTTTATGATGATGCAACTACAGAACTTGAAACCATTCAAACAGAAATGTCACTACGGTATGAACTACCAATCGATCATCTAATAGGATAATAAATGGCGACAAATCAGTATTTTAATCTGCATGGTACAAATACACCAGAGCAAAGATTAATAGAAAATTTGAATATTGAGGCAATACAGACTTTTGGAACAGATGTATATTATTGTCCAAGAACATTGAATGATGAAGATACATTAATGGGTGAGGACAATACTGCATCTTATAATAGTGCTCATACAATTGAAATGTATATTAAATCCATAGACGGATTTGAGGGTGAGGGTGATTTCATTTCTAAGTTTGGAATACAAATAAAAGATCAAATTACCTTTACTGTCGCAAGACGCAGATGGGCGGAATTGAATGTTCAGGGTGAGGGAAGGGCTACCGCACCGGCAGGGGGAGATTTGATTTATTTTCCTCTTACTGGAGCATTATTTCAAGTAATGTTTGTAGAAGATGAAACTATATTTTATCAAACTGGTGGATTACAGACTTATGATCTTCTATGTGAGATGTTCTTTTATTCTGATCAATCACTTAATACTGGTATTGAAGATATAGATGCAATTGAACGAGCACAATCTTATTCGATTGATTTTACAATGAATACGGGTAGTGGTAACTATACTGTTGGTGAGCAAGTCTATCAGGGGGCATCACTCGCCGCTGCTACAGTCAAAGGAGAGGTGGCCAGTTGGAATGCAACTGATAAACTATTAAATCTCATAAACATGACAGGTAACTTTTCTGGAGTTGTAAATATTGTTGGTGACAGTTCTAGTGCATCTTATTCTATTACTTCTTTTGATGCTCAATCATCGGCCGCAGATACACAAGAGACTGCAAGTAATGTAGAAATAGAAGCCGCGGCAGATGCTATTATTGATTTCACCGAAGGTAATCCATTCGGGAGTCTATAATGTTAGGAACAACTTATTATCATGAAACTATTAGAAAATATGTGGCAATTTTTGGTACACTTTTTAATGATATAAACATTCAAAGGAGAAATTCAGCTGGTGTTATAACAGAACAGATCAAAGTTCCTATTTCATACGAAGCCAAAGACAAATTAATTCTTCGAATGAGAGCAGTTCAGGCCGATGGAGGAGTTGCAGCTAGTCTTCCAAGAATGGGTTTTATTATGAACGGAATTACTTATGATGGAGTTAGAAAATTAAATACAATGGGTCAAGTGTATGCGGCCAATACTGCCGCGTCTACAAGTACACTTATGAAACAATTTAATCCTGTACCTTATAATTTTGATTTTGTTTTGACTGCAATGGTGGACAGTTCAGAAGACGGCGCACAAATTTTTGAACAGATTGTTCCTTTTTTTACTCCAGAGTTTACAGTTAGTGTGAATCTAGTTCCGTCTATGAATGTTAAGCCTGATCTTTCTATAGTATTAAATAGTACTACAGTTGAAGATTCATACGAAGGTGAACTCTCTTTAAGGAGAGAGATTATATGGTCATTTACTTTTGTACTAAAAGGATATATCTATCCAGATATTAAGTCGGGATCAGTTACCAAAAGTGTGATTGTGAATCTTAGAATGCCTACAGAAGAAGCAGAAGTTCCAGAATATATTATTTTAGAAGATAGCACAGATTTTTCAGTTAACTATTTACTTTTAGATGCGGATGCGGGTTCACCTGAGGCAACAGGAATAATGAAATTCATAACAGAAACTAGTTCAGCAGGAACAGGAGCAGCGGGAATTAAATCAAGATTAACAGTTACACCCGGACCAGGAGATGTCACCGCAAATGATGATTTTGGTTATACACAAACTTTTGAATATTTTAATGACAATATAGATGTGAATTTGACAACTGGATTAGATGTGAATCTGTAGAATGTTTTTTCGGATTCTTTTAGTAATTTTAATGTTGGCTTCTTTTACAGAGGCATTGGCAGACACACATCCGAATCAACAAGTAGTACATGAAATAGTTCCAAGAAGTCAAAAGGAAGTATATAAAACTGAAGATATCTTATTGTTATTTAAGTCTTGTTATGAAGCTATTCAGTTTTTAGCTGGTACAAAATATAAAAGACACAGCCAAAAATTAACTGAAATAGATGTATCTAAACAATGTTTTTGTATATGTGATAAGGTTAGGGAAAAACATAACCCTACACAATTTTTAGAAAAATCACCTCTAGAAATACATAATATTATTACTCCTCTAGCCAATGATTGTTTAAACGAACAGGGCCAGTCTTGGTATGATGATGTAGAACCTGATAAGGAGAAGAAAGATGACAGTAGATGATCGTATAGATGAAATATTAGAAATTACAAGTTTAGTTCCAACTCCGGAAATAAAGCCGGAGCCTGCATCAAGAATTAAACCAAATTCTGATAGTGATGTTAAACATGATGACATTGATTATAATTATGCCCGTGAAAATTACTACAATCTAATCGAAAGAAATCAAGACGCAGTAGAAGAGATGTTGGAGATTGCTAAACAATCTGAACATCCACGTGCGTTTGAAGTAGTTGGTCAATTAATTAAATCTGGATTAGATGCAAATAAAGAATTAATGTCTCTACATAAAACCAAAAAAGAACTAAGTATTGAAACAAATAGTAGTGTTAATGTTAATAATGCAGTCTTTGTGGGATCTACTGCCGAATTACAAAAACTATTAAAGGCGAAGCGTGGCTAGCGAAAATTATCTTGGAAACCCCAATTTAAAAAATGTTGGACAAAAAATAGAGTGGACAGAGGAAACCCTTACTGAATATATGAAATGTAAGGAAAATCCTGAACACTTCATAGAGAGTTATGTCAAAATTGTTCATGTAGATAAGGGTTTAGTTTCATTTGATATGTATGATTATCAAAGAGATATGATACATAAGTTCAATGATAATCGTTTTGTAATCTGTAAAATGCCTAGACAAACAGGCAAGTCTACTACGATCATCAGTTTTTTACTTCATTACATCCTGTTCAATGAAAGTGTTAATGTTGCTATCCTTGCTAACAAAGGAGCAGTGGCGAGAGAACTTCTTTCAAGATTACAACTTGCATACGAACATCTACCTAAGTGGTTACAACAAGGTGCGGTTGTATGGAACAAAGGTAATATTGAAGTAGAGAACGGCTCTAAGGTTATCGCCGCAGCAACTTCAAGTTCAGCTGTTCGTGGTAGTTCATTCAATATTATTTTTCTTGATGAGTTTGCACACGTACCACAAAACATAGCAGAACAATTTTTCACCTCTGTTTATCCTACAATTTCTTCTGGTGAATCTACTAAAGTTCTTATTGTTTCAACTCCACTTGGTATGAATATGTTTTACAAAATGTGGATTGAATCGATAGAAAAAAGAAATGATTATGTGCCAATTGAAGTACATTGGTCAGAGATGCCAGGACGTGATGAAAAATGGAAAGAAGAAACAATACGTAATACTTCTGAAGTACAGTTCACTCAAGAGTTTGAATGTGAATTTGTGGGATCAACGTATACATTAATTGCTCCATCAAAACTTAGAACGTTGGTATTTAAGACTCCAATTCATTCTAATAATAATTTAGATGTTTATGAAGAACCAATAAAAAATCATACATATGCATTGGTAGCCGATACTGCTCAAGGAAAGGGTTTAGATTATTCTGCATTTAATGTATTCGATGTTTCCGGAATGCCATACAAACAAGTAGCAAAATTTAGAGATAATACTATTTCTCCTATGTTATATCCAAATGTAATTTTCAATGTGGGGAATAAGTATAATCAGGCTCATGTTTTGGTTGAGGTAAATGATATTGGTTCTCAAGTCGCGGATACTCTACATTATGATTTAGAGTACGAAAACATAATGATTATTACAATGAGAGGTAGAGCGGGACAACAGATTGGTGGTGGATTCGCAAAGAACATTCAATTAGGATTAAGAACTAGTAAACAGATCAAGAGGATAGGGTGTGCAACTCTAAAAGATTTGATAGAACAAGATCAATTACTCTTACCAGATTTTGAAACAATTAGAGAACTCACAACCTTTGCTTTAACAAATAATACATATCAAGCAGAAGAGGGTTCACATGATGATCTAGCAATGACTCTTGTTATATTTGGGTGGCTAGTACAACAGAGATATTTTAAGGAGTTAACAAATATGGATATACGAAAGAAAATGTGGGAAGAACAAATGGAAACTCTAGAGCAAGACATGTTGCCGTTTGGAATTATAGATGATGGACAGGAAGAGGAAACCTTTAAGGATAATGAAGGTACTGTGTGGACGGTGGATGATGACGCTAGGAGGCTATATTACTAAATGGATCTATATCCGCAAAATTAACTTCAGTAGGTGGATTGTTTATTTCTGTTATTAAATCTTCAATTTTATTAGATAGATCAGGTCTTTCCTTTTTTAATCTGTTTAAAAAACTTAGAGAACCAGTAACTAATTGGTCTGGACGGATAGATAATCTTTTTCCTATCTTTCTTTTATCGGATACTTCAAGGTGTTTGGGATTTACACAAGATGGATTAAAGCATGTTTGAGTTACTACTTCACTGGGTGTCAGTTCACCTCTCATTCCAGAAATTGATGAGAAATTACCATACATCATAAATGCATATCTACTAGCAGGAATAGTTTTTCCCATTACAGAAAACATTCCATGACCTGTTTTATTTTTTGAAGCAAGCCAGATATGACATTCTGTATTTTTTTCGGAACGATCAACTTTTTTAAGAAATCGTTCTTTTATTTTTTTATTGTCTATTAGCTTATATGTTTCTTTGTAATTCATATGCCCTTTATAAATTTATGATAACACTTAATATTTATGATTTTAGAGAACTGTAAAAAGATAAATAAAAGTAATATGGTAGAAAATTTATAAACCATAATCTTTCAACTTTATCTATAGGAGAGATAAGATGCCTTTTACAATTAGTCCAGGCGTTGTAACCAAAGAAATTGACTTAACAACTATTGTACCTGAAATTTCTATGACAGAAGGCGCAATCGCCGGTCCTTTTAAGTGGGGACCTACGTATGATCGCGTTACAGTCAGTAATGAATCAGAATTAACAAGTCGCTTTGGTAAACCAAACGCAGCCACATATAAAACATTTTTCACTGCTGCAAGTTATCTCGCATATTCGGGAAATCTTAAAGTAGTTCGTGCAAGTGGAACAGATGCAAATAATGCAGCAATGACCACCGCACTACAAGTAAAAAATGATGAACACTATGAGAATACATACGACCCAGACATGGGCGGATCACTAGTCACCACTGCTGGAGCATTCATTGCAAAATATCCAGGAGATCTTGGAAACAGTTTAAGAGTTTCCATGTGTGGTGCCACAAGAGCAAATACAAATAATGATGGAACACTTAACAGTAATACAGATGTTTCGCTTACAGTTGGAACTTCTATTGTATATGCAGTTGGAAATACTACTCTTACAGGAGTAGGAACAACTTTTCGTGCTGAACTTTCTGTTGGTGATGTTATTTGGTTTGATAGTAAATATGCTGTAATCACTACAGTTACATCCGATATAGAATGTCAGGCAATCGGTGCCGCAAGTATGGCCAGCGGAGCTGCCGCTACTCGTAAGAAAAGATCAGCATTCGGTGAACCCGCAGCTCAAATGATTGGAACAGTTGCTTGTTCAGCTAATGGAAGCACAATAACAGGAACATCTACAGCACTTGATACTCAATATACTGTAGGTGATCTTGTTAAACTTGTTGGAATCAATGAAGAACGTAAGATTTCGGCAATTGCTAATTCAACTTCCATGACAGTTACAGTACCTTTTGTTGCTGCAGCAGTCGCAAACACTCATTCACGAAGATGGGAATATGCAGACGCATTCGATAGTGAGCCCGTTACCTCATCTCATGCCAAACGAAATAGCGGAAACTATGATGAGATTCATATTGCTGTTGTAGATGAAGATGGAGAATTTACTGGAGCAAACAATACTGTAGTGGAATCATATACAGGATCAGTTGCCGGTGGAGCCAAAGGTGAAGATGGACAGAGTATCTATTACAAAGATTTAGTTAATAGAGGTTCAAAGTATCTCCGTTGGATGGATCATCACCCAGATGGTGATGCAGATGCACTTCTTGATGGTGGAACAACCGATTGGGGTGGAGTCGCGAGTGGTACATTTAACGCTAAAGGAATTATCGTTTCTGGAAGTCTAACTGGTGGAACTGCAGGAACTGCAGCAACTGCTGGTAATATTCAAACCGCTCTTGATGAATACAAAAATACTGAAGAAGTAGATGTAACACTACTGATGACTGGTGATGCCGATGCAGCAACAGCCATTTATGCAATTAATAATATTGCCGAATATCGTAAGGATTGTGTGGCATTTATTTCACCTACACAAGCAAATGTTGTTAATAACTCAGGAAGCGAAGTTAATGACGTTATATCTTTCCGTAATTCAATGCCAAGTTCTTCATACGCAGTACTTGACTCTGGATGGAAATACATGTATGATAAGTACAATGATGTGTTCAGATATGTTCCATTAAATGGGGATGTTGCAGGATGTTGTGCCTTTACAGATGAAGCACGTGATCCCTTCTGGTCACCAGCAGGAATAGATCGTGGTAATATTCGTAATGCCATTAAACTTCCTTTTAGTCCAAATAAGACACAAAGGGATGATCTTTATAAAAATGGTATTAATCCTGTTACAGCAATGCCGGGAAGTGGAATACTTCTTTTTGGGGATAAAACATTATTAGCAAAACCAAGTGCATTTGATCGTATTAACGTAAGACGACTGTTTATCCTTTTGGAAAAATCAATCGCGATTATGGCCAATTCCTTCTTGTTTGAATTCAACGATGCATTTACACGATCTAGGTTCGTTGCAACTGTTGAACCTTTCTTGAGAGATATTCAAGGGAGAGGTGGAGTTCAAGACTTTTCAGTTGTTTGTGATGAGGGTAATAATCCCGGAGATGTAGTAGATCGAAACGAATTTCGTGGAGACATCTATATAAAACCATCTCGTTCAATTAACTTCATACAACTACAATTTGTTGCAGTTAGAAGCGGTGTTGAATTTGAAGAAATTACCGGTGGATAACCGATAAATAATAGTATATAAATATTTAAAAGATGGGGGAAGACGATGACTTTCGAAGGAAGTACTTGTAAAAAAGACTTCCCCATCACATCTTTAATTTTAGTCATCGGAGAAAAAAACAATGTCATTTAACATCGACACATTTACCTCAAATTTCAAAAGAGGTGGTGCATTAGGAAGTTTATTTGAATGTAGCCTTGATGCCGCTAAAGGTACAGGGATGACTATTGCAGACTTTAAATTTATGTGTAAAGGTGCAGTGCTCCCAGCTTCAACCATAGAGGCGGGAACTATTACATACATGGGAAGAGCTTTACAAATTCCTGGTAATAGAGCCGCACAACAATTAAATACAGATGTTTATAATGATGAGGGGATGGAAATCAGAAATCATATTGAAAACTGGATGGAGAAGATTAATTCTCATAGAACGAATAGTAGACAAACAGGTATGTCCGCTGTCACTAAGTATACTGGTAAATTGACGGTTAAACAGCTTTCAAAAGAAGATCAGGGAGCAGTTAAAACTTATGAATTTATTGATGCCTGGCCCTCCTCTTGTGCAGAAGTTCCTCTATCATGGGAAACTAATGAAATTCAAACCTTTGCTATAACATGGGAATATAATTATTGGATAGGTTTAAACGAATCTGGTGGAACTGTCGCTGGTAACTAATAATTATTTGATTTATTATGAAGAAAACAATTTTATATGGGAGTGGTGCAATCCACTCCCATTTCACCTATTAGGAAGAATGTATGGCAGTTGAATTATTTGGATTTTCTATAGGAAGAGTTGACAAGGACGCAAAGAATAAAGAATCTTTTGCACTTCCTGATCCAGAAGACGGAGCAGTTGAAATTGGCCCCTCCGGTGGAGCATACGGTACGTATGTTGACATGGAAGGTCATGCCAAAAATGAATTAGAATTAATTAGAAAATATAGGGAGATGGCTACATTTCCTGAATGTGATCAAGCAATAGATGATGTTGTTAATGAGGCCGTTGTTACAAATAGGGAAAACTCTCCTGTCAGCATTAGCCTAGAAAAATCAAATCTATCAGATGATATTAAAGAAAAGGTAAAGTACGAATTTAAAGAACTGATTCGTTTGCTCGATTTTCGTAAAGTTGGTTATGAAATGTTTAAAAAGTGGTATGTTGATGGTAGATTGTATTTTCACATTATCATTGATAATAAAAACCCCAAACGTGGTATATTAGAACTACGCTCAATAGATCCCCTAAAAATAAAAAAGGTTAGAGAACCAAAAGTTGCTCAAGATGCACACGGCACAGCAGTGATAGATACTTCTGGATTTCAAGAGTATTACTTATTTAATGAAAGAGGAATTTCTACCGCTCAATCTGGAGGTATGACAGTTCAAATTGCAGCTGATTCTATCTCTTATGCACATTCTGGTATATTAGATCCCGATAGAAAATTAGTTTTAAGTCATCTACATAAAGCAATCAAACCCTTAAATCAATTACGAATGTTAGAAGATGCGGTAGTTATCTATCGTATTTCACGTGCTCCTGAACGTAGAATTTTCTACATTGATGTTGGTAACTTACCTAAGATCAAAGCGGAACAGTATCTACGTGATATCATGAGCAAATATAAAAACAAATTGGTATATGATTCCAATACTGGTGAGATTAAAGATGAACGTAAGCACATGAGTATGTTAGAGGATTATTGGCTTCCACGAAGAGAAGGTGGAAGAGGTACAGAGATTTCTACGTTGCCGGGAGGGGAGAATCTTGGTGAATTGGCTGATGTTGATTACTTCAAAACAAAACTATACAAAGCACTCAATGTTCCCCCCTCAAGGTTAGAACAAGATTCAGGCTTTATACTAGGACGAGCTGAAGAAATTTCTAGAGATGAAGTTAAATTTACACGTTTTATTGAAAGATTGAGAGCCCGATTTAATATTTTGTTCAATGATCTCATAGAGAAACAGTTATTACTCAAGGGAATTGTTTCTTCTGTGGATTGGGGAATTGTAAGGGATAATATAATATACGAGTGGGAATCGGATTCACATTTTGCGGAACTACAACAAGCAACAATGATGAGAGAACGGTTAGGTACATTAGTAAATGATATGGGATATAGAGATGAAGTTGTTGGTAAATATTTCTCTCAAGAATATATCAATAAGCACGTTCTTAAATTGTCTCAAGAAGAAATTGACAATATGAAAGAACAGATTGCAGCAGAGAAAGCGGAAGCTGCGGCCGCTGAAGGTGGAGGAGAATCAGAAGATCAACAATGGGAATTTGATCCTTCAGCAAACAAGCCAGACTTAAAGGTGATTAGTAACTAAAATTTATAAATAGTATAAATATAACAGAAATAATAGAGGAAATTTATGTCTAATGAAACTACAATTGGTGATATCGTAGCATTTTCTAGATCAGATGATGCTGCAGGAGTAAAGACCGCAATAGGTGATGTACTTCAACAAAAAGTGATGGTATCATTAGAAAGTAAGAAAAAGGATTTCGCTAAAACTTTTTTAACTAAACCGAATACAGACTCGAAAGAGCCGGAAAGTCAAGAGGAAGTAACAGATGGCAGCTGAAACACAAACGCTATTAGATTCAGAACGTAAAGTGATTATGAAGTTTTTTTCTGATGCATCAGAATCAGATGTTAAGAAAGTAGATTTATCGACACTCGCTTGGGCGAAACATACTATGACGCTTTCTGGAGCGGCAAGTCCAAATTTTAAGATTGGCGAAGTAATAACAACCGCTGCTACTGAACATTTTCTTGTTACAGGTTTTACAGCCGGTGCATCCACAGTAGAAGTTGTTGGATGGGATAATACGAACAAAAAAGCAACAAGTATCCTAACTACCAGTTCCAATGGAGATGCAATTAGTGGTGCAGTATCAGGAGCTAATACAAGAACTCTTGCAAATAGTGGTAACTTGACGGGCCTAGAGTGGAATGTATTAGTTACTAAAATAATGTGGATTACAAATGGCCTACAAGTTGCAATTGAATGGGACGGATCTACAGCAGAAAAATATATTGCAGAATTATCAGGTAATGGAAGTTGGTCTATGCCAGGAAATGAATGGCCGGGAATTGGAATAAACGCAACTGGAGATTCTTCTGAAGTTTTGGGTGATATTCAATTTTCCACAACCGGACATGCATCTGGTGATTCATATACGATTATAATGGAATTGAAGAAACAAGCACCAGGCTTTGACATCCCAGCATATGAAGAAAATACTTCATTGGGCTATAAAGTAGACTACTTAAAAGGTAATTTCACATGATAGGAGAAATTTAATGAGACTTATATGCGAACAATTAGAAGATGTAGAATTTATATGTGAAGGCGCCGGAAAATCAAAAAATTATTTCATTGAGGGTGTATTCATGCAGGCCAATGTGAAGAATCGCAATGGTCGAGTATATCCAAAAGCAATATTACAAAAAGAAGCTAAGAGATATCACCAAAATTATATTCTACAAAACAGAGCGTTTGGAGAACTAGGACATCCAGAAGGACCGACTGTCAATTTGGAAAGAGTCTCCCACATGATACAAGAACTTAAAGAGGATGGAGACAATTACGTAGGTCGAGCCAAGATTATGGATACTCCTTATGGTAAAATTGTAAAGAACCTTATCGATGAGGGTGCCCGTTTGGGTGTCTCATCCAGAGGAATGGGCTCCTTAAAGCCTGTGGGTCGCAATTGTAGTCACGTACAAGATGATTTTTATCTTGCAACAGCTGCAGATATTGTTGCCGATCCTTCTGCACCAGCGGCATTTGTCAATGGTATTATGGAAGGAAAAGAGTGGATATGGGATAATGGTATTCTAGATGAACGCCATATTGCCCGAATCGAAAAAGAAA